CAGGTGAACGTCGGAGGCTCGACAAATACTGTCATCGGGCGAGCGTTGCGTGAGTCTGTTACGACTGCCAGCCCGAGTCCCGTGAGCGAGGCTACAAGGGTGCTCTGGGCGCTTGCAAAGATGCCTGATGCACTCATGCGACCTGGCTCCGATTAACGCCGAGGAGACGGTTGATCTGTCCCATGGATCCGACGGTGCCTGGAATGTTCATTGCTTCAAAACTGGCAAAGGAGTCCACGCTCCCACGTTCTCTAAATAATGAACCCGCCAGCATTGTCGTCGCCAATTTAACGTCCGCGCCTGGGACGGTTGTGAGCGAGTCAAAATAACCTGCTTCTTTCCGTCGCCGAAACGCGAACGCGTTAGCTGCATCCGTGCATGAGCCAACGAAGGCTGTGTCGTTTGCGGTGGCGACACTTATACCAAGCCAGGCAAGAACGTCGGCTGCGACGATCCATGTGCAGGTCTGAGTCCAGGTGAGCGTCCCTGTCGGGATCGCTGCAGTACGTTCTAGATCTGTTCCGGCATTGTAAAAGATGACCTGATTGCCGATGTAAACGTCGTAATCAAAAAGCAGGTCGCCTTCTTCATCAACGCCTTTGAAATAGTAAGGGTTGATTGCATAGACGGTATGTGTGCCGTTCAAGCTGTGGCCTAAGCCTGCAAGCGTGATGCTTTGACCGATACCGATGTCCGTGTCCTCGAGAGTCTGCACCACGGCATAGTCGTCTAGTCGCTGGTGGTGAGTGACTGCGAATACTGCCATGATGCAAACTTTCTCGGACGAGGGGATTTTTTAGGTGAGGTTGAAACGACGGAGACCGCCAGCAATCGTAACGATTGGGCAGAAGTAGCCGTAGATCATTGCTTCAATTTCGCCTGATGCTGGAACATTGGTTGAAAGCATCAACTGCGATGACTCGAAGATTTCAATCGCTGATGGCACGATCAAGAACGCGGACTCGTCAATGTTGGTCGAAACCATGTTTGATGAGACGTACAAAGGCACTCCGAGCACGTTGCCGAACAAGGTTGTTGCTTCTGCTGATCCTGCGGAGTTTTGTGGCTGACCGGCAGAAAAGAGCGGACGGTTTGAACCATCTACTGCGTTCTGCATGAGTGACCATTGGCCGACGCCTGCGGTGTATGCGCTAACAACGTCGCCAGTAGCAAGATATGCAGCTGCGGACTCTGTTGAGACGAACGACTGGATGCCTGCTGCCGTTGCTGCTGTTGTTGCTGCCTGTGTTCCGCCAGCTGTGATTGCTGCAATGGTTGCAACTTCTGTCGCTTTGCGGTACGAGCGAGTCATGTTGTCAAGCATGATCTGGGCGAACGATGGGTCTGACCGTTCTTGCAGTTCAACCGACCAACGCTGAAGGCCAGCAAGTTTGACGACTGTGCCGTTGACGTAGCTAGACACAATGCCAGTTTCTGATGGTGCTCCACCTTCAGAAGTAGTAGCGACCGTGCCGTTTGTGGTGATTTTTGGAATGCTGATTGTCATGCCAGACGCAGGGATGGCTCGAGTGCCACCACAAGCGTCAATGACTGGACGCGATCCAATGTTGACCTGTACGACGTTGCGCTCGTAAACAACTGGAGAAAAAGCAGGGTTCGTGGTGAACGAGTCGTCTGCTGCTTTGAGCATGTATTTTGCTTTGGCGTCATCGGCTGCTGCTACCCATGCTGCGGACTCGCTTTGTGGGTTGAGTTTTGCGTTGATGTGATGGTGCAAATAGTCCGCGTTCGTTTTGATTGGCGAGCGTGGGGTGGTGTAATAGACAGCCGTGGGAACTGGTGCAGCTGCCTCGACTGTTTCTGTGGTTTCTTCTGACACTTTGTCCTCCTGAGGAATGTCTTGGGGTGGGTTGTTTTCGTCATCCTCAGGATCGGCTGAGGCTGCGATTTCTGTGATAACTGCCTCCGAAAAAGCAGGAACCGCGACCAAACTGAGTTCGATCATCATGGCCTTAGACACGATCATCACTCCTGCTTTGTCAAACTTAAACGAGACGGGGTTAGCGCCGACGCTAACGGAGTCATACGCGCCAGCCTGGAGCAAGGCGACCACGTCTGCCGATGCTCTTGTCTGGGCCAGCGTTGCTTCGAACTCAAGGCCAGCGTCGCTATCTGAAATGGAAGTAACTATCCCGCGAAGTTGGCTCATGTCGTGGTTCTCTAGCAGTTTTGCTGGTTTTTGATTTAGGTCAAACGAGCCACGTAGAAACTTGACGCGCTGACCTCCTGAAACAGTTGCAACAACATCCCAGGGGACGGCAATACCGGCGATACGCGCTGGGCGGTTCTCGTCGCCTGCTTCGGCGATAATGAGATCTAGATCGGCTGAAAATTGGATCATGATTACTCCAGATTGTTTGTGTCTGATAGTGGGTTAACTGCTGGTTCTTGCATGACTGGCTGTGCCATATCGGGCGCGTATTCGCCGACGTATTCATCAAGATCAAACTGGCAATGACGTCCTCGAGGGAGCACATCGTCCATAGACAACCGTTCTTCAATCGCATGGAGTAGTGGGCGAGCGCCAAAAAGGAGCAAGTCTTGGCGGGCCTGTTGAGCATTTGCGTAGGTCATTCCGCTTTGGTCAATGGCGAGCAAGTAGGCAGGGATGTCCATGAGGCGAGACAGTTCTTTTGTCTGGTACTCGCGCCCTTCTACGAGCTGCAGTTTGCTCGGGTCTTGGTCAAAAGATTGAAAAGTCACGAACTCATTGAGCGCGCCGATGGCGTTTTGACGACGATTGTGAGCCCAGGCTGCAGCCATTTCGCCGAGCTCTTCGCCCGACATTGGCTCTCCGCCTTTTTGTTGAAGATATCCAGCAGCGATCTCGTTTGATGCAAAGCGTTCCGCCGACTGATCTAATTTGAGCGCGATTTGGATTGCGCGACGACCTTGGTAGATGACTCCTTGGTTTCCGTTGAGAAACTGGATGACGTTGCTCGGGTCGAGTTGTTCGCCGTTGATATACATCTCATCTGCCGGGCCGAACCATTCGGGCGGAGCATTTTTTGGTGTTGAAATAATGTTTGCTGGAACCCATTGGAAAGTCGCTGGGAAGCCTGTGCTGTAGCGCGAAGTCACTACCCAAAAAGCGCGACCGTACATGATGAGATCACGAGCTGTTTTTGCCATGATGAAATTACGAGTGACTTTAGGGTCTGGGCGTGTCATCCATGACTCGCCTTCAACGTAGATCTTTTCGTATTCTTCGCCGTTCCATTGAAGGACATAGCTCTTCATGTCGAGGGTTCCCACCACCGTCGACAGCAGCGAAACCGCGCGCGCGATGGTGGGCACAGATAGTGCAGCTTCCTCGGACGCCCCTACGGAGTACGAGAAAAAGTTGCCTATCTGAGACGCGCCAGAAGCAGCAGCTAGTGGGGCTGAGTTGTACGCTGGCGCGGTGATTTTTTTACCGAAGAAAGGCATTACCTGGAGTCTCTACCTAGCGTGTGACAAAAGCAAGCACCACGGAAAAAGATAGAAAGTGATCACCTACCGAAAGCGATAGCGGCTCTTGCCTTTTGCGTCGGTTTTGCTATGAGTGCAGCTGCGAAGATCATGCACCTAGCCATCGTGATCGGGCCACTTGATTTTTGTGATGAGATCGTATAACCGCCCTGGGTCTTGACGCCGACCGCTCTGTTGACGTGCTCAAGAAGCATCTGCTCGCCAGTATGCACAAGGCGTCCCTCGTTAATGAGCTGACGGATCGTCCCAGTATGGGTGACAAGTTCGCCGTAGCCGACGTCTATTTTTTTCTTGTCAAGATCCATCGGAGCCATCTGGAACAGCGAAGGAGTAAGCGCGATCTGTCGGCAAGTCTTAGCGGACTCATGCACTTTTTCCCAGCAAGCGCCCAAAGTGTCGGTCACAAACTCGACGGTCACGGCGATCTGCCCTTTGTCGTTGAGTTGAGCCCTAATCCCACAGTAGAGACTTTCGTCAATGCTGGAGTCAACCGCCAGCACTCCACCATCGGGCATCACAGAAGTCGTCAACTTGTCAAAGACTCCAGGGTTCAGCCACGAGTTAGCGCTCGAGATCCACAAGTTCAGCGATGCTCTCATGAAGGCTGCTTTGTCCACCTGCTCGGACTCATCAACCAAGATGTCAGGATCCAGCGTGTAACCGATCGCTGGGTTCGCCATCGCCCAGTACTTTTTTTCAACCATCGGATCAACGCCTGGCGGAACGCTCCACTCAGCAAAGAACAATTTAGAGAACTTCTTTTCGTCAATAGCGCGCAAGCCTTCTTCGCGCATTTTCAACATGGCGTGTGAGTCCTCCGTCCCAGCTGTGCTCCAGCACGACAGCAACGGGGACTGCATAGCGCGCTGAGATGGCAGAGCGCCATTAAAGAGAACGTCGGCGGAAATGTTCCAGACTTCGTCGGCAACAATGTACGTCGGCGAAAAACCGTGAAACGCTTTCGGTGTTGCAGCTTGAACGAGCCAGCGCGACTCGTCTGGCATGACCACTTCGTTACGGCCGTATGACCAATACGCCTTCGCGCCGAACTTCGCCTCGAGTAGTGGGGCGAGTTGCTCAAAGATCTCCACAGCAAGATCCAACTGGTGAGCAGTAGAGATGACGAGGACTGGCTTGCCACGTCGGATCGGTTCCTTTGTCAAGGCCCACAAGATGAAAGCCTTTAGCGCGACGGTCTTGCCGTTCTGCCGAGCAACCGAAACCAGCGAACGCCGACGAACTAGATCTCCCTTCTCATCGTGCTCCAACTGGCCGCGCAACGCCAACAACTGCCACGGCATCAACTCAATCCCCATCACATCACGCGCAAGAGCTGCAACCTCGTCTCCGTAACTGCCACATCCCAACAACCCAGATATCAGCCGAGGCTCAATAAGCCCAGGCTCAGGAGCATCGCTTACCATCCGCCCAGATCCAGCCACATCAGGAGCCTTCCCTGCTTTCTGGGATAGATGCATGGA